ATTAGAAGTGTTTTAACTACAGGTACATACAAGGTTGTAGATATGTTTGTAGCACCTATTCGTGGTGGTAGTGCAGCTGCTCCATATAGTTATGATGTAGATGCCTTGTATAATCATGCTACTCCAGATGCTAACAATCAAAATATTAATTTATTTAAACCAGAGTTTGGTAGTGAGGTTTATATGCCAAGAGCAAATGTGTTAGCAAGTATAAATGGAACAGAGTTTCAATATCAAAGCATGCAGGATTGGTTAGATCTAGAGTTAGATGGTTATGAAACGTTTTCTAGTAATGCTTATAATATTGACGGAGATGGTTCTATGGCATTTATAGCTTATTTTCCTAACAATAATAACGACGATAACGATTCTACGATTACATTAACACAAGAAAGTAGATATGGTTTTTGGGCTACTAAAGTTTATAAGAATTATAATACTACATCAGAACAAGAATCTAACACAACATTTTTAGGTATTGCACCACAAAATGCAAGTTCTGATAATATACAACAAAAATTAAGATTTGCTTTGATTGGAAGGATGGGCGATAAAGCTCATAACTATTGTGGTATAAAAATATATTGGGGATTAATTAATGATTTTGTAGAGGGAACAGATAGACATACTGGATCAGTATCTGCAAAATACTTATTCTGTGAAGTTGATTTTGAAGAGGGAATAAGAATGGCTGGCAGTAATGACTATAGTGATTTTGGTGTTATAGAAGCAAATAGTAAACATAATTTTATGTTTCCTACTAATTTTTTTGCAAATGCTACAGATACTACAGGAGATGGTAAAATAGTAACAAGTTTATCAACAGCAGAACCTTTTATAGATGACGATACATCTGTTATAGGTAGAGCTAACACAGGATTTAAAACACATACAGTAATGAATAGAAGATTGTATGTTGGTAATGTACAGTACTATGATAAAGATAATAATCTTGTTACTAAATCTGATAGAGTATTAAAGTCTAGAACTGGTAAATTTGATGTAATACCAGAAACTTCTTTTATAGATGTAGAAGTTGAAGATGGTGATAGCATTATTAGATTAGAGTCATTAGGTAGTAAGTTATTACAATTTAAAAAACGTAATTTATTTATTGTGAACACTAGTAGAAATATAGAATTTTTAGAAGGAGCATATGATTATAAAGGTTGTGAAAAAGAATATCATGTAACAAAAGGTGAAGGATTTGTAGCCTGGTTTAATAAGTATGGAGTTTTTCTTTATACAGGTAAAAGAATTGTTGATATTACTTTAGGTAAAAATGGACAACCAAAGTTTGATGATTGGGGAGAAAAATACTATCATGATAATAATGTTATAGGATATATACCTAAAACAAAACAAATATATATTAGAAATAAACAAACTGTAAATACTAATACTTTTCCTGCTAATATATTATTATATGATATTAAATCTGAATCATGGACAACTGGTGATATAGGTACAACAAATGATATTACTAATATTGTTACAAGAGAAAACGGTGATCTAAATTGGTTAGAGATAGTATCTGGTAATGGTAAATTAAAAAAATGGAGTAATAGTCCTACAACTTTTACAAAAACAGGACTTATAATGCAGTCTAAAGAGTTTGACTTTGGTACTCCTATGGTAAATAAAAACATTAATACTATCTATATAAACTGTAAACAAACAGCAAATATAACATTACAAGGATTTGGCACAAAAAGAGATAATACACCATTAGATTTAACTGATATTGGTGCATTAACGAACACCACAAGTAGCTTTAAAACGCTTAAATTGGTCCTTCCTGACACTTTTAAGAACTTAGTGAGCTTTGGTATAGCCTTGAAGGCTACAGATGCCGTAAACACTGGATTTGAAGTTAATGATATACAGATTGTATACAGAGATAAGGTGTATAGATAGTGAAAAAAAAACCATTATTAGAAGCATTGAGTGAATTAAAAGATTTAGATAGAGAAGTTGATAATGTTAAACAACAATTTACTACGCATATAACTTCTAAAAAAACTAAACCTAATAACTTTGAAGGTTCAGATGGAGATAGAATGGTAGTAAAAGAACAAGATGAACATTATCTCTATATAAAAGTAGAGAATAGATGGATGAAAGCAAAATTGGAGGAAATATGAGTTTAGCAGAAGCCAAAAATGTTATGACAGAGTTTAATCAGTTTGGAAAACGTCAAGCAGTAAAAGATGAATTTGCAGCAGTAAGTGGATTTGGAGCTGGTTTAATGGATGCTGTTGGAGGACTAAGTGCAATGACTGGAATACATGGAATAGTAACTGGTGCTCAAAACTTTTTGATGACACCAGAACAAAGGTTTCAAAAAGGTATAGATACTCTTGCAAAAAATGCTGAGACTATAAACAACTTTGTTGATAAGATACCTGCAGATCAATTAGAGTCTATAAGAAAAATGTATGGCTATGATAAGAGCAATCAGTTTGCAGCTGCAAGAAGATTTTTATTTAGTTTAGATCAGTCAACTAATAAAATAAGAACAGGTGCAGGAATACCTATACCAGATGAAAATTTTGTTAATATATTTTTACAAGGTGTAGAAAGTTTTGTACCAGAAGAATATTTTAATGTAGGTAATTTATGATAGTACCTAACGATATAAGTTTTAGACAAAAACTTTATGACCATATTAAGTTACGTGAAGGTTATAAGAATGTAGTATACTTAGATACATTGGGTAAACCTACAGGCGGTATAGGACATTTACTATCTTCTGAAGAGAAGAAAACATATCCAGTAGGTTGCTTGTTAAAAGAATCTGTTATCAGAGAGTGGTATGATAATGATATACAGAAAGCATTAGACGCTTGTAATGATCAATGTAAAATATTAAACATATATGATGTAGATTTTAAAATAGCTTTAACATCTGTAAACTTTCAACTTGGTACTAAGTGGTTTAGAAAGTTTCCATCAGCATGGAAAGCATTGTGTCATAAGGAATATGATAAAGCGATAGATGAAATTATGTATGCTGACAAAGAAGAGGAAAGATACTCTAGATGGTACAAGCAAACACCAGTAAGAGTAAAAGATTTTGTAGAGGCAATAGAGAATATTAAGGAGAATGTATAATGGCACAAGATAAAAAGAAAGGTTCAGCACAAGATTTAATGTTACCTTTTTTATCTGAAAAAAAAATAATGGGAAGTGATGGAGGCAATCCAACACCTAATCCAGATTTTGTTAGAGCAATGCAAGCACAACAAGATAGTTTAAATCGGGTAGAAGAAATGCAACGTATGGGACAGAATGAATTACTAGGTACTCCTGATACACCTGATCCTTATTTTAGTAAACAAATGAGAGAACAAAATGCTTTACAACTTGAAAGAGATTTTAAGAAAAGAAAAGAATTAGAAAAAATGAAAGAACCTATATCTATGAATAATAATATGATTCAAATGAGAATAAACAAACAAGAGGCTTCAAAAAGATATGCATATAGTTTTGGATTACCTCAAGTTATGGATTTGTTAGGTATGGAATTTGTATCTTTTGATGAAAGAGGGGAGGAGATTGTATAATGAGTGATAATTATGATGATTTGCAATATAGATTGCCTAGTTTTAATACTGCACAATTTTTAACATCAAGTGGTGTAGGTAGTGGTATAGGTGCTGGATCAGGATTTGGTTCTCGTTTTGCTAATATGGGTAGTAGAATAACCTCTACTATGCCTAGACTTGGTGGTGCTATGGGTAAGTTTGGTGGAAAGCTTGCTGGAGCAGCAGCAGCTAATCCTTTAGGATTTGCATTAGGAGCTATAGGTTTAGTTGGTGGATTTTTTGCAGCAAGAAAAGCAAGACGCAGAAGAAGAAGAATGCTTAGAGAAAGAAAACAAAAAGCATTACAAGCTGAACAAAGATTAGTAGAAGCAGCTGGAGGAGTAAGAGAAGATTTTGGAGTTCAAAGAGATTTTCTTGGTCAGTCTGTTGGTATGAGACAACAAGCTGCTGTAGATAATTTTGAAAGAGTAAGAGAAAGAGCTCAGTACAATTTAGGTGGTACTAATTTAGCTGGCTCTGGAGCTGTAGATACAACTATGGCACAGTTAGATGACAGGTTTGCTATGAGTGCAGATAACTTGCAACTACAAGAACAGCAAGCACAATTTAGATTAGACCAGTCTGAAGAAAGTCAATTAAGAAGTATACAGAATAATTTATTAGAGTTATCTCAGTATACTGGTAGTAAGATTAACGTATTAGATAACGTATAGGAGATAGAAATGTCATATAGTAAATCATTGATAGACTCTTTAATAATGTTTGGACAAGTAGGAAGAAGCACAGTAGACTATTTCACTAAAGATGATATTGATCCAACAGCAGCTGCTAAAGAGGTTATACTAGCACAATTAAAGGGAGAAGCAGAAGTAGCTAATAAAATTACTAATGCTGCAATACAAATTGGAATATCAGATTATCAATCAGTTCAGCAAGAAGCTGCAGCTATAAGAGCAGAAGGTAGAGCAGATAAAAGAGCAAAAGCAGCAGAAGATAGAGCTTTGGAAGATTATGAAACACAGCTTGGAATGGAAGATAAATTTGCACAGAAAAAAGAAACTAGAGCAGAAAAATTTGCAGATAAAAAACTTTTAGAAGAAGCAGCAATGTCAGTAGGTTCTGTTCCAGTTCCTGACTTAATGGACAATCCTGCATTTGCAGCATTTACATCAGGTAGAGCTGGTATTCTTAGAGGTGGAGGTCAGATCTTTGGACCTAAAATAGGTGCAGCAGAAGATGCTGTAATGGAACAAGTAAAAGCAGTAACAGATGGTTATGCTAATGTTGGAGATAGTTTTCAAAGAATGCTTATGAAAAAAGAAGTATTAGGTGATAATGTTGCATTTGATATAGCTGCTAATGCTATAATGAAAGATATTAATTTATTAAAATCTAATAGAGAGCAAATTAAAAACTTTTCTACTGCAGGTCAAAGACAGATGAAAGATGAATTAATTATGATAGATAATACTATCAAAGAGTTAGAAGGTTATTATAAAGATTTAACTGCTGACTAATGAAATTAAACAATCGATTATTAAGACAAACCATTAGGGAACTTGAAGCTGGTATTATAAATCAAGATAGGTTTTTACAAAAACTTGATACTATATATAAAGCAAATCCTACATCTTTTTCTGAAGAAGAAGTAGATTATATAGAAAAACAATTTAAAAAAACTGGTGTTGATTTTAATAGAGACTTGAAGGTTGCTGATGCTAATCTTATAAGCACTGCTAATCAATTTGTATCTGGGCTTGTCGAAGGTTTTACAACTCTTGGTTGGTCAGATGAACCTGATACATCTATAGAATCTATAGCTAATAAAGTAGGACACCTTGTTGGTTTTGCTCCTGATGTTATTGCAAGTGCACTATCTATGGGTCAGTATATACCAGTAGCTGTAGCTAAACGTGCTAGTTTAAAAGCAGCTGGTGGTGTAACAAAAGGCTTACGTGCTGCTGGTGAAGCGGCTCCTCCTGCATTTAGAAAAGAAATAGGTACAGATACCTTTGCTTTACAATCAATACCAATGAAGGTAGCTGATAAAGTTATAGAGCAGGCTAAGGCATCTTTTGGAGATGCAGGTATATTAAAGGACGGGTTTCTTGCTAAGGGTATATTAAAAAGTCCAAGGTTTAGAGATATAGGAGAGCAGGCTGCACACTTAGGTATAGCTATGGGTGTAAGTAGTTGGACGGAAGGTGCTAAAGGTGCAGCAGATGCAGCTATACATGGTGCTATAGCTGGTGGTATGTTTGGAACTATTGGTAATTATGTAAATGTAGCACGTATATATGCTAATCCTAAGACAAGAAAACTTGGTGAAAATATTATTCGTAGAAAAGCTGATGAGTTAGCAGCAGAAGATAAGACTTTAGAAGGAATCAATATGGCTATTAAAGGTGCTATTGGTTCTGGATTGCAAGGTGGTATGGCTACTGCACAAAATTTACCTGTACCAGAACAGGTGTATGAATATTTATTAGGTGCTTTCTTTGGTGCTACTGCTAGAGATGCAGGATTTATACAAAGAATTAAGTATTTAAATAAAAACTCAGAACGTTTTCGTTCATTAGAAAAAACAGAACAAACCTTAACAAGAGAACTTGAAGCTGATCCAGAGTTCTTAGCATTACCTAAATTTGACAGAGACTATGTAAAAAGTAGAATACCATTAATACAACAACAGGTATTTGAAAGAGATGTTTCTATAACTAAAGTTGTTATACCTGAAGTAAAAGCTATATTAGATGAAAAAGGTATTACAAGACCTACTCGTGAACAATGGGAGCAAATAAAAGCTGAAGTAGAACAAACTAAAATAGCAGAAGCATTAGAAAGTGTTGAGAATATAGCAGTAATAAGTGATAAAGATAAAAGTGGATTAGAAGCATTTAAGAGAGAAATAAAAGAAAACTTAGGAATGGATTTAGCTGACCTAGTAAATTTAACTTCTAAGGATTTAAATGAACCAGCTATTAGTAATCCACAGATAAAAACTTTAGTAGAAAAACTTAGGTCTATGAATATATCTACAAGTCAAGATCAGTTGTTAGTTGATATAGGTAGACTTGCTGTAGAAACTGAGTATAATTTACCTAAATTTAAAGAGGCTTTAAAGAAAAAATATCCTGAGCAAATAAAAGATGGAAAAGTTTTTTTCAAAGAAGTTAATGAATCGTTATTAGGTTCATATTTAAAACTTAAAAAGAATGTACAAATAAGAGAAGATTATGAGATAGATTTTAGTAGTGGTCAACCAATTGTTACAAGACAACCTATGAGAGATATAGGAGATAAACCAGTTGGTGCTCCAAGACAAAAAAGTAAATACAATGAACATATAGGAGATGGCAGAAGAGTACGTATTATTGTTAGACAGGCTTATATACAAGAAAAACTTCACAAGTTTGGTTTGTTAATAAAAGACGGAGGTTTAGTAGAAGTACCTATATTTGGTAGAAAGAAAATTTTAGATTTTTCTGACAATGATATTACAGTTGGTTCAGGTAAAAATAAAAAAGTATTATATCAAAAGTTTGAATATTTTCTTAAAGATGCTATGTTAAGTGATTTAAATGCTTCTGCTAGAGAACAAGGATATTATATATACGGTGGTGCTAAAGATACTGGAGAAATTATATTACACAAACGTCCATTTACAGACACAGAAATTACTACTACTTTACAAAAACAATTATTAAGAGATAATAAATTATTTACACAAGATAAAATAACAGATGTACAAGCAGAAGATTATGCAAGTAATATTTATTATTCTCTATTAGATGCTGGTTATATAAGTGCTAACGAACCAATAACTTATAAAAAATTAAACGATGGATTAAAAAAGTTTAGAGATAATCCTTTATTTGAGACTGTACAAAAATTTAATAAGTATAATAGCTTAGCTCAAGGTCAAGAAGTAAAGTTAGAGTCTGTAGATTATAAAGGTAAACTAGATGATAACGGAGAGTGGAGAGTTGTACAGATAGAAGATATACCTTCTACATTTAAAGTAGATGGAGAGCCTTCTAAAAGTGCTATAGATGCTGTTGTATATATAAGAAAAGAAGTATTTGATGCTATTTCTGATGCTAATTATAGAGATCCAGATAGTGGATTTTTAAAACTTGTAGGATTTAAAGCTCCTAGAGAAGGAACTGGTACTATATTATTTAAAACTGGTACGTTTAGAGCTACCACTGCAATGGATAAGTTTATGAGGGCTAATAATATAGATATTATTACTGCTGAATCTGCAACAAAAACAATGTTAGGTATTAAAAAACATAAACTAGACTGGAATAATAATACTAAAGAATACTCTATAAAAGATAACATAGAATCATTTGGTATAAAACCAGAAGAATTATATTTGAATTATGGTGTTTATGAAAACCCTAACAAACTTTATAATGGTTTATTAATTGCTAAACAAATGTTTGATAAACTCAACAAAGAACAAATAGGTAAAGACTATGATAACTTTGTAGCTGATTATGATAGAATGATTGAATCTTCTGTTGTAGGTGATCCTCAAAAGACTAAAGCTTTTGAAGAAGCTTTTGTAAAACAAGATTTAAGTGTAGAGTATAATATAGATAAAATATCATTAGGTGCAATTAATAGAGTATTAGAGTCTGATCAAATAAAAACTCCTTTTGGTTTAAAATTATTAAGAAAAATATTAGAAAGAGGTCGTGAAGATTATCATCAAAACATACAAGAAGCTACTGATTTAATAGACGTTTCTTTACAACAACTTGTTAAGTATGATGTACCAGATGCATTATTTAAAACTGGATATGATATTGGATCAGTAATTTATCCTCCATATTTATCTTTTATTAATAGAAGTTTAACAGAATATCGTCATAGAAGAGTAGTAAAACCTAGAGTAAACAATGCTGTAGAAGGTAAGTTGGGACCTGCTGATCCAGAAACTGCTACTGGATTACGTGATAATCAAATAAGATTAGGAGAAACTTTTAGAGATATGCCTATAATGGTTGGAAATGATCAGATTAGTTTAGGAAAAGCTGTTGATAGATTAAACGTTATAAAGAATGATATACAACAATTTGGTACAGAAATAAATCAATTAAGAGATGCTCTTACATTTTTAATTATGCGTAATCCTAATAGTGGTAATGGTGGTGTGCGTGTTGTAGAGGTGGTTGGATTTACAGGTAGAAAAGGTATGAATGTTGTTACTACATCTAAAACAGATTATTATTTAGGTGGTGCAGACAAAGATGCTGACAGTGTATTTATGTATCAGAATATGCCTGAATCTTTTAAAACAGTATTTAAGAAATATGAAAATGAATTAGCAGGTAAAAACAATGAAGATGCATTGTCTTTTGAAACTCCTCAAGGTAAAGAATGGCAAAGTTTAGTTGAACAATATCCAGATATTAAAGTATCTGAAGGTGGAGCAAATGGTACTAGAGCATTAGAAGATTTAATGAATAGTAATTTAAGAATTGATGTAGCAAGAAATGCACGTATTGGTAAAAAGAATATTGAATATGTAGTATCTGGATTTAATCGTATGCAAATGGTAGCTGATATTATTCAACAAGATACTGCTATGGGAATACCAGAGATGAAATTAACTACATTTATTGATGGTGTAATGTTTCCTATTGGATTAAAGTTAAAAACATCTGTAAGAGAGTTGCAATTAGATACATACAGAGGTATTAATCTGATGGCAGACTCTGCAAACTTTACAAAAGTAGAAACTTATGATAAGATATTAGATACTTTCTGGTCTAAACATTTTGAAATTACAGGTAAACCTGAAATAGTAGTTGAAAAAGGACTAGAAAAACAAGTAAAAACAGATGATATATTTGAAAGATTTAGTGCTGAATATGAATATGCCTTTAATAGAATTACAGAATTAAAGTCATTTAAAGATATACATTCTGTTGGATATAGAAATAAAAATGTAACAGATCCAACGATATCTACCACTATTGGAGAAAATTATTTAAAAACTTTTGGTTCACAAAATAGATTTTATTATCATATAGCAAAAGCTTTAGTTGATTATCCTAATTTTGTTATTAATCCTTTTAAATTTTATGCTAAAGAATTTAAAGACTTTGCTTCTACTGATGTAGCAAAAGCATTAATATTAAGATATAGAGAGCTTGTAGTTGATCATCCATTGTTACAAAGGTTTGGTTTAACTGATAATTATAACTCTCAACTAGAAGCAAAAGATACATTGAATTTAATTATTAATGAACCAGGATTATTGCATCAAAAAGTTTTTGAATACCAAGGTATATTTAGAAGTTTAAAAATGTCTGAACAATTTATTAGAGATATACAACAGAAAAAACCTAATGAATATGGATCTGAAACCGCTGAAATGATTGTAAAAGATATTATAGATCAAACGTTTATGATAAAATCTTTATTTGATAGAGGTAATAACTTAAGTTTTCCTGGTAAAAAACATTTAGAATTATCTGGTAATGATGTAAATACATTAATTAGAAGAATAAAATTAAACTTTAAAGATAAATATCCTACTATTTATAAAGATATAGAACCTATTATAGAAACATGGTTATTATCAAGTCCGTTGAAAGGACCTACTACTGACATACAAAAACTTGCATTGTTAGATATTGAAAAAGAAAATTCTAACATAAGTAAATTTATAAGAGATGGTGATAGATTAAATAGTGAAGATTATTCAAGAGCTTTATATTTTAAAAATTTAGCATTAACAAAATATAGACCTAATGTAGATAATATATCTAGTTATATATCTATTAGTAATAAAGGTAGACAAAGTTTCTTTTCTGATATGCGTCGAATGTTAGAGTCTAACGGTCAAAGAGTTGGAGAAAAACTAGCTCAAAAACTTATAGATAATGATGCAATTAAGTTTGAAGAGCAGTTTAAAACAACATTTAGTATTGAAGCATTTGATAAATCTTTATCTGAAAATACTGTATATCAAAATAATTTTGAAATAGTAGAAGATAGAGTAAAATTTAATTTCTTTGGTAATAAAGATAAAATAGTTGATACAGTAATAGATGATGCTCCTAATTTAAAAACTAAACAAGAAAATTTAGATGGATATATAGGAGAACTTATACCTCAGTTCGAATATTTATTTAGAGTAGAGTCTGATAAAAATGCTATTTTAACAGATAAAGCTAGTAAAGAAATTAAAAGACTTAGAGAAATTTTATATGAAAACCCAGATACTATAATGAGACTAGAAGAGATGTTTATGGAATTAACATACAATTTATCTGGTGTTCAAAGAAGATTAGAGACTATGACTACAGAAGATCTTACCATGTTTAATAATAGTTTAGAAATTTTATTAAGTAAAAAAACAGCATTTCAAAAACAAAGAGAAGCTATTAGAAAACCTAGTGCTATTGATCAAACTTTAGGATATGGTCAAGCTGCTAAGTATTTATTTAATTTAGATAGATTTGAGATAGAGACTAATGCTAGACCTACATTAGATAAAAATGGAGAGATATCTAAAAAAAGAATATCTATACCTGTTACTACTCTTGAAGCAGGTAGAGTAGCCATAGATAAATTTGATACATATCAGAAAATTATTTACAAACTTCAACAAGACAAAGTTGATGGTGTATATTATTATTTTAATACTACTGATAAATTAATGGCAGAACATAGAGACTTATTGTTTCAAGCTGCTGTAAATAAAATAGAATATAATCCAGGACCTGATGGTAAACCAAGGTTTCCTACACAAGTTGGTGGTGAGGGGGAAAGAACTTATATTGTAGATTCTTATTTAGATACTCAATCAGCAATTAAAAAATTAGAAGATAGTGGTGTTGTATTTAATATACCGCAAGGTAATATAGATGGTACATTAACACCTATAAAACCACAACAGTTTGTAGATAGAATTGCATCTGACACATCTCAACTATTACAAAGTATTAAGAATACATACATAAAAACAAATGTACAGCAGTTGTCTAAAACATTAGTAGATCTACAAAAGGTGAAAGGACTTTCATATGGTACTAATAAAGACGGTGCATTTGTAGTAGAAGGTGTGTTTAAAGGCTCACAAACTAAAGACCTAGACTCACGTAACCTTGAACAAACTTTTTTGCTAGAAACAGGCATTATAAACGAAAAAAGGGTGTCATTGTTGTATAAAGATATGATGAACAGAAACGTAACTGATAGAGAATATATTGGTAAATACCTTATGAGTGTTAATGATTATAGATTTATTAAATACCATATGGAGTTGAGAGATAGAATACAATTTTTATTAGAACCAAAGGGTATTGATGTAAGTAAACCTAAGGGTAAAGTATCTCAAAAAGGATCACAAGCCTTTATTGTAAAACAAACAGTATTAAAAGAACTTGCAAAGACTAAAGGTGAGTACAGTAAATATTATGTTGGTGATATTGTAGAAGGTTATTTTCCTAGGTTAGGACATGGTAGATATAAAGCTAATCAAGAAAAACTTGCAGAATGGATTAAAGATAATGTTGAAGTTAAGTTTAATAGAGCATTACAAGATAAAAAATTATTACCAGGTTATCTACAGGCAAAGATGGATATAGATGGTGTTAGTCATATGGATGCAGCTCTTGCATATAAAAGAGATTTGCAAGCAGGCTTTGAAAGAATGATAGGTGTTTCTATAACTAATGGTCAAGCAGCTGCTGAAAGACAAATAACTGATTTAATGGAAAGACCAAATCTTGATGGATTTATTGGTGATTATGCTGCAAGTATGACAAAGAATAGAGGTGAAACATTTATGCCTTTCTATCAAAAAGATATTGATGCTGTACGTTTCTATACAAGTGGATTATTTAAAATGTGGTTTACAAATCTTGCTGGATTAAGATCTGAAATATTGTTAAGAAACTTTGATAAAGTACATAAAGGTCAAGAGTGGGCAGCTGATTGGTCAAACTATATGAGAGATTCTTTTACAAACATGATGGGTTTAAGTACATATCGTGCATTGAACTTACATGGTATACAAAAGAAAGACCAAGAGTTTCTAAGACAATATATAAAAGATGGTTTGACTGGACCTAAAGAAGGTACTGGTAGATATAAGAAAGATTTAATTAAAGATTTTGATGCAGCTATTGATGTAATGCCACATGAACAGATGTTAATATTTAAAAGAAACAATAGAAACGTTGAAAAGACTAAAGCAGAAATTAAAGCATTGAGACTTTCAAGAGCTAATAAGTTAGTAGAAAGAGTAAACTCTACTGGTAAGTATGGATCATTGTATCATCTTACAAGTGATGAAGTAGCAGTAAGATTCTTTAATAAGTTAGACAAAGCCTTTGGTGGTAAATTGTTTGGTCCTTTACCTACTAACTCTAAAGATAGACAGTTTGCTATTATGCAACGTGTAAGACAGTTGAGTGATTTAGAAGGTAAGTTTGAGTTATTATCATTACTATCACACCCTAAAACAGCTATTACTAACTTATATGGTGGTACTGTTAATACCATATCTGATACAGGTTGGTCAGCATTTAGAAAAGCAAATGATTCTGAATGGATGATACAGAACTTATTTGGTGGAGGTAAAGCAGAGTTTTCTGTAGTAGGGCCAGATGGTAGAGTACAAAAAGTTCAGATAAATAGTATGAAAAGAATTTATGAGTGGATGGAAACTATTGGGGTGTATGATCAGATGTTCTTAGATCTTGTATCTCTTGATAAAAACTTTGGTAGACAGGGTGTAAAAAAGTTTTGGATTGAGTTTATATCACGTATGAATAAGTCTTATAAAGAAGGTAGAATAACTTCTAAAGAACTTCATGATATTGAAGCTAAAAGAACTTTAAGAGAAACAGCAGAATATTTAAAAGTAGAGATACCTGTTGTTGAAGCTGGTGCTTTACCAATGAAATGGTCAGAACGTAGACTGCGTGGTACTGCATTCTTGGCTAACTATATTAATATGAGAACTATTTTAGGTGAGAAAATTTTTGATGGAATACCATTTAACAGTCCAGTTATTACAGACTTTGCTATGAAAGGTGTTAAAGCATCTCAGTTTATGTATCAGGCTACATTTAGACCTAACTTTGCTAATACATCTTTAGGTCGTGTATTAACCAGATTCCAACCATATGCATGGAATAGTATTGGTAGACGTATACAGATCACAAAAGATGCTAAGCTTGAAGGCTGGAAAAGAGATACATTGTCTCAAAAGAAATTTGAAAGACAACTTACTTTAGATCTAATGGCACTAGCACTTGGTAATATATTTATTGCTAGTATTTTTGAATATGCATTATCACCACCTATGAACTGGTTACAAGATACATCTGCATTATTGTTTGGTGATGAGAAAGAAAGAGAACGTGCATTCTTTAGTTCATATCCTTCTCAATATTTAGCACCATTACAGATCGTAACACCTCCTATTGCTAGATTTGTATTGTCTCCTGTTACTGCTATATTAAATGGTGATATGGAAAACTTTTATAAATATCAAGTTGCTACATACTTTCCTTTTGGTAGACTGTTCAGAGACTTAAAAAAGACGTATAATAGTCCTGCTATGGCAGTAGATTTTATGACTGGATTACCATTAAGAAGATTACATTCAATCAGACGTGATCAAATAGAACAACAAGCTGCTATAGAAGAAGAGCTTGATACAATTCCAGAAGATTAATTCTTTTTTTTCTATCGGTGGCTAATATTTTTTCCCCCCTTTTTTTTATTATTAGTTTGCCAACCAATTTGTATTTGCTTATAAGGGTAATACAGGATTGAATACCTGCCCGACTCCTTTTAAGCCGTATTATAAAGAGGGGAAAAATATGTGATGGAGACGACAAGTGAGTTAAAATCGTCCCCATCTTCACACATAGGAGTATATGATATTACAGTTCGTTTACACGATCTAGTAATTCTTCTAATATAATCATCTCTTGTTTAGATACAAATGGTGCTTTCTTATAATTAACTAAAGCTGCTTTCATTAACAATACTTCAGCTGGATTATAAAATACCAACGTCATTTCTTTTTCACTCATTCGTAACTCCCGCTTTGGTTTACATAACCTTCAGTAGTATCTTCGCTATCTTCTGATTCTCTGATCTGTTTGTTATGTTTTTGTTTAAGCTCATCTTCAAGAGCTGTTATAATTTTTTGAGCTAACTTAATTATTATGGTAGCTTCATCTTTATTCATTTCGATCATCATTATTATCCCTTTCTATCTTAATTAATCTTAACCATTCTTTCAATGGTATTACTGCTAACGCTTCTTTTCTGTCCATTCTAGTCACAACTACATCTACATCATCTCCATGATTCTCTGGATATAACCACTCAGCTATTCTTTTTCTACGTTTTGCTTGTATACAATAGTCTTCTACTATTACATCTACAACTTCTGATTTACCAAGTGATCTACCATCAGAGGCATAGGCCCTCTTTGCAGAGAGCCCAGCATCTTTAGCTGCGTTTACAACTTCACGTTCAAGGTTGTTTCCACGAACTTTGTTTCTATGCGTCATACATTTCACCAAAGTTTAACTTAGTATTCCATCTATGTGCACCTAAGATTAATTGATGTCTTGCACCAATTCCTAAGTAAATAGATATACTACGTCCATGATTTTTGTTTAACATGCATCCAATGCGGAAGAAGTTAAAGAACCTTAAATCGTGAACCTGTATGTTTAACTCGTTTGTACTAGAGTATTTGAATATATATTCCATATTATTTTCCTTTATATTTCTATACGTTTAAATGTCATAGTGCTTGGATTAAACTCAGTAACAAATTCTAATCTACCGTCATCTCTTGATTTCTCAGACATAACAGTACGATATACTTCATTACGATTACCTTTAATCACAATTACTTTATCTGCTTTTTGTACCACATTAGATGAACCTTTCAAGGAATGTAATCCTATAGTACCTTGAGAAGCACTAGCTTTGTTTAAGTGATGTATAGCAAAGATCAAAGTATTATTACGTTGTGCAATCTGTTTGAGTGCATCTATAATAACATTTTGTTTTTGTATATCACCATCAAACCTATCTACTTGCATCTCATCAGTAGTATCAACTACTAATACATTAGGTTCATATTGTGCTACAACTCTTTTAACTGCTTCGATCTCAGGAGCAATCACCATAATATTAAGATGATCTAACTTATCTTTCAAGGAAAACTCTGGATCATTTTTATATTGATTAATAACCCATTCACTTGTTTTCTCTTCAGCAATCTGTCCAAATCTTCTCCATATTAATATTTCATTCATCTCTAACGATAAGAATAAAGTATCTTTCTTGGCTTTTGCTACAATGTTTTGAACGAATGCAGTCTTACCCATACCAGTATCACCACTAAATATTACTAGCTCACCTGGTTTGAATACGTAATCAGGAGCACCATCGAATATGTCTTGTATATTAATACTCCTTGCGGTTAGATCATTAGTTATGTATTGTTTAAAGGTATCTTCTAGTGAAGAAACATCTCTAATATCTAATACATAATCTTTACGTTTGAAATGAATGCACTTTGGATCACAGTACTCCATAAGTATTGCATCATCACAACCATATATATATTGATTATCATATACGTTTGCAACAGTACGTTCTATTTCAGATATATCTAACTCGCCTTGAGACCATTTTACTATACCGTTTAGTGCTACAATAAATGGTATTCCAGCTCTTTTCCAAGAACTTACCATACGCATCATATTTTTATTGCGTGAACCTTGAGTAGGTCCTTCATTAAATATATGTTGCACACAAGTAACAACAGAATTAGTCTCGCCACTTCTCATTGGTGTCAACTCAATATTCTTATTGATACTTGATATGATTGACGTTTGTAGATAAGGTTCTACAAAAGCACTTTCATCATTCATTGTTGCATAAAAGTTTGGTTTAGATTTAACATATTTTGTGTACTCTTCTTTAGATGACGCATACAAACATACATCATCATAAGATAAGTTCCATATATCTTCTAATGGTATCCAAACTTTATACAGTTTAGTCTTTTTATTTAACGACCAGTTAGATCTAATGATCCTTGTCTTGTCGTAAATATTATCACCAAAACTAAAATGTTTAGTAAATGTAGCTTTTACTTTATCATGTAAGTTTTTATTCGGTTGAAAACCAAATACATTAAGTAACTCAATATGATAACCGCTACCACTAAACCAGATATTGATATGGCTGCTGTCAATGCCAAAATCAAACAACTCATTACAAGTATGTTGTAAATAGCTTTGCATGTTTTCTCCATCTATATCTCCTTTGTCTAAGTCAATAATAAACTTATCTGGATAGACAAGTCCATCATAACCTTTAACTGTTTTATGTTTTAGTAAATGATCACGAAATGTATTATCAAACAAATAGTATGATCTATACATCTCTTTCTTAAAAGCATTTGCTTTTTGTTTTGTTAAGTATTCAGTGTATGTACAGATTTTATTTCTTTTCTGTACTCCACCTTCAACTATTTCTATTATCCTATTTTCCATCCTTTTACTTTCCCACTTTTATGTTCAACTTCTTCTAGTTTTATGCCGTGCTTTCTTAAAGTATTACTTTCACGTATCTTTCTAAATGCCCTAGCATAAGTACTTGCAGTGTGTTGTTTTTGGTGTGCTAATCTACCATATAATGGTAATGCACCTTCCAAATCGTAACTATAAAAGACATCATTTTTACTTTTGATACTTTTAATCCACGCAATAACTATATCTTCAGCTGTCATTAAAAGGGTACTTCCTCGCCTTTGAAGGTTTCTTTTGCAACTTCAACAACAGTTTCAGTTTCGGATGTAGACTTATCATAGTCTTTAGGATAACCTTTTGCTATTTGTTGATTGAACCTAGATTCAAGTTGTTCTTTACTATCTGGATTAGATACAACTCCCCAAGTATTACGTTTGTATTTACCTGTAGATTTGTAACTAATACAAGATACTTTTTTATCAACTAATGATTCTAATGATTTAGTGTCTAGTATACCAGCATCACTTACATTAAGATCACATTTTGCTGCAACAAATAATGTATTAAGATCGTCTGGATAAGCCATACCTGTTACAACACCACTTGTATCTTTTTCAAAGTTTTGATTTACAAAACAAGTGTATGTATATCCATTATTATCATCAGTTAATTGAAGTTTTAAACTCATATCTGTATAAGGTGAGTCCATTACTTCAACGTCAGTTATTGTAGTATCATTCACAAAATAATTACGAATGTTTTTACTACTGTTTTTGTATTTAGTACCTGTAATAGCCATTATTTACTATCCTCCATGTATTCGTTTGTCTTATCTGTAATAGCATCACGCATCATGTCATTATGAGATTCACAATGTGTTTGCAATGCAACTACAGCTCTTGTTGTGTCGATAAGGTTATATCCATAATCACCACCATTGAATGGTAATCTTATTAATACAAAATCACCATGATCATTACTGATAGGTTGAATATCTCCTTCTTCTAAACCTACTATTCTATGCTCACTTGGCATCTTTTTTGTCTTTTCCGACATCTTTGCCCTCCTTAATCATTTGATTAAAGTATTGCATTGTAGCATTTACTCTCAGTTTAGTATCGAAATGTCCAGCAGTACGCTGTTCATTGTATCTTTTGATCATTGCTTCATCTAAGTAAGGTGTAGCTTTCTTGAAACCAGCATCTAACTCTTCTAACATTTTTACTGTTACATGAGATTTCTTTTGTGCTAACTTAGCATTATCTACTTCTTCTTTAGAAGCTATTGCGTATCCACCACCATATCCAGCAAAGGCTAATGCTCTACCGACTGCTGATGTTTCACAATTTTCTAGTGCTGATGTCTTGTTAACAAATCCAGTATTGTCACGTTCAGCTGCATGACCTGTATAGTATTGATCTGGATTGTTTTCTTTTGAAGGGTATACTGTAGCAGAAACTAAGTATTCATTACATCTTTCACCTGTTGGTGTATCTGTTATATTGTTAACTGAAACTAATGTTGTTTCTATTGTAGCTTCAGGATATTCAGATAAGAATGCATCGATACGATCTTTTACTTCAGTATATTCTTTACCTTTGAACTTCATATTCAATTACCTTTCTTTTTCTTATTATTATTATGCTCTATTGAGCCTACTAATATACTCCTAAGTATTGAATTTTACAAGTCTTTTTCGTAAATAAATTCACCGTAATCACCACAACCATGACAATATGCAATCCATAAATCTCCAAATTCTTCAGCATGTCCTGCTGGATTTGAACCTGTATTACATACTGTACATACTAACAGTCCTGGATCTTCATTGTGTATTTCTTTTATTGAATCATCAACTTCTTTAAGTTTTTCAGAAAGTTCTTTATACTTATTACTGAAGATGATATTATTAGGATTTAACTTACCCTCATGTTTTATTGACCATTTTTTTTCATTCATAACTACCATCCTTGCCTATCTCTTGGTGTTTGTTTATCAAACTTTTCTAACCAAGATTTATTTTTATCATTTATACGAAAGGTACTATACTTTTTATAGTTAAAGAAATACCATGCTCCGTATCTTTTACGAAAGAGCTCTGCTGTCAGAGCCCTCTCCTTTGCCGTCATTGCTTTACTTCTCGGCTTTATTACTTCTGTTTTCATAACACTCTCCTTCTCATTTTAACATGTATGTATTTAATTTTCATCTTTAATATTAATTCATATGGTATTGAATGCTTTTCACATATAGCAACTTCGTGTAAAGTACCTATGTCTATACGCATACTGGGACCATATGGTTCTTGATCAGTTATTTCAGATGTTGGAACACCTTGTGATGCCATTAAAACTTTTACTGAATCATCTCTTACCAAACCTAATTGACACCATATTGTATTGTTGTGATATTTTTCCCAACATTGATGGAATGTAATTAAGTTTTCAAGTTGTATTGTAAAGTCTATATCCTTGTTTTGAAACATTTCTTTGTAAGGCATTCTATGTTCCCAATTATTATGATCTGATTGCGTTTCTTGATTGTATATAAGTTCACTTATATTTGCTTTCATTTCTTTTCCTTTCTTAGTAGAGTGCGGGGACCAATGAGATTGATAGTGGATATAGAGAGGTATATAGCCCCCACACCAGTTAATATATTACTAATGTAAATCTAATGAACAAGTAACAAAATTGAAAGAGAAATTTTTCATATAAGGTTCATCTTTCAGTATCTTTTTTACATTGTTACATATCAAACTACCAGTCATATTACTACAATAACTGGTTGCTTTTTGATTACATGGTACATCGTCTGCTGTATCATCTGTATACCAAGTCTTCATATACTCTTTCAGAGTTGGTTGTTCAAATGTATACTGCTGATAATATTCTGCACCCATTCTACCATCAATAAGTATTTCAGGTTTCTCTAAGTCCAAAATATTCTTTACTGCATCTAATCGTGATTGCATAGAATCAAATCCAAGAATAATTACATTACGAGGTTCTTGTAATATGTTTTGAAATTCACCATTATGCGTACTAATGTATGCATTTGGATTGATTGCTATGAGTTTATCTTTCAATGCTTCTACTTTTGGTTTGTCAATATCATTAGTATCATATATTGATACACCGATATTAGGGCTTTCAACACGATCCATATCATATAAATGTACCATATTGGCACCCATTCTTACCATAGTTGTAGCTGCGGCACTACCAATAGCACCGCAACCCAAGAAATGATAAGCATATTCATCAAAGTTATCAACTAACCCAGAATATCTCTCATTCATTTCACTTCTCCTTTCGTATTAATTACATCAAAAGAATTTGCAAAATCTATTGATGTTTGTATATCTGGTTTATCAAGACCTTTTGCATAGATATATTCATCTGCTACTAACAAATGTACACATTGTGCAAGTTGTTCGTGATCTACCATAAGAACTCTAAGTTCACTTTTATCTCTACCGAGTTTTCTATTTAGATTTCCTATGGCTTTTCTGTATTTTGGATAATCAGAATCGTTAGTATAGTCTTGTAAGATATTATCTACCTTTGCTTCAAGATCTATTCTTTCTTCATCTGATTTATCCGAAGCCCAAATATTCATTTGATTGTAATATCCACCACCATACATAGTATTAAATGTATTAGTAGGTGTTGTCTTAGTATGATATTTGTATGTTATAGGCTTAGGTTTTGTACATTTCTCTTCAACTTCATTGATAATATAATCTGGTATTTCAGTCGTATCACCTATTTTCATTTGAAGATCAGTTTGTGTACCAGTTCTCCAATCACATACTCTAAGAATATGTTCTTGTTTTAGATTTACAACTAAGTTAAATGTATATTTACCATTTATTGTTTCATGCTGATTGATTGCTGTATGATCAGTAGATGACCAAAACACATCCATAGTGTGATGACTGTGCCACCAACATAACCAGTAATCTTCTTTACCGTGTTGTACTTCCATTTTAACTTGATACTCACTAACAGCTTCTGCTGTTATTTCTGTATTGCTACCAGTAATTTCTTGTTCAAGTATTACTGGATCAGTAAATACAAACTTGTTATCAACTTCTTTAACAAGCATATATCCACCAATTTCTGACTTGTGCTCTTCATAAGCATATCTGGAATAGTTTTGTATAGTATCCCAGTCTTCTTGACTCATTATGAACTTACTCATTGTTATCCTCTCTTTCGTTTGCCATTCTCTGTTCATATTGTATTGGTGATTCACCTGGTATTAATCCAGGAAAATCTACTCTGTTTAATTGGTATTGATATTCTTCTTCTTCTTCATCGTATGCATCATCATCGAACTGTGATTCAACAATATCATCTTCATTTCTAAACGGAAGATCTATGTCTAAATCTGATATTCTTTTGTTGATGTCTTCGATTCTTTGTTGCATCTTATGATGCATTTCTTCTATTTCAGTCCATTCAATATTGTGAACGAACTCTATGAGATTTTCCATATGTTTGTACAATCCATGACCAATCGTAATACATTGATCTTCATCTAGTACTCTCTTAACTGCATCTACCAAAGCATATATATATTCTTGATAAGCAATTATATGAAGTTCTTTGATCTTTTGGTAATCATCAACATATGTATCATCATCTAAGAATCCCCAGGCTGCAAGTCTACTTTGTTGTTCCATTATAATTAGACTATTAGGTACCCAGTTAGGTTGACTAAAATCCCAACCAAAGACTGCACGACACTTTTCTTCACGATTAGCAACTGTAATTGCTGGTGCTTCAGGTTCTTGCAACCAACATTTATCCAACATAGCAAAACTAGACTCTTGATATTTTCTCGAACTATACTGATCGACATCATTAAGATATTCGTAAGTTGGTCTAGACCAATATTCTCTGAAATGTCTATCAGAATCTACATCATTAAACAATCTTGAATGCATTCTACTGATGTCTAGATCTGTATAATCTTTTATAAAATCAGATCTAATACGATCTTTTGGTAAAGTGTAGAAACTTTCTTGTAAATTGTTAAGAGGTCTTGTATCGTGTATATCATATCTATTCCAATGTTCTAATACATTTATGATAGACAAGAAATCTAGTCTTACAAATGCATTTCTAACATGTTCATCCATATTACCAAAACAAGTGCTTGTTGGATAATAACTTACATCAAACGCACCAAAAACTGGAGAACCAGTTGTTTCTGTACCATAATTAGAACTTTTACTAATGTATGGAAATGTTCTTTGTCCAGGACCATCACCCCCACACCAACCTAAAAGTTCATTACTCAATCCAGAATATCTTGTCATTCCATGACCTTCATAAGATCTGCTTAGATTTTGTCCAGTCAAATATCCATCAATCATATTTCTGTATTGATAATTATTACCAAGATCACTTGCTTTCAATTGATGAAATTCAGAACTGTACAGTGCTTGAAACATTGCATAGAATGGTATTTGATAAAGAACATATATATCATGCATAAGTTTTATCTTACCATATGATTTTACTTGTCTATGTTCTCCAAAACTACTATGTAATATTTCCATTTCAGGGTCTTTCATATGTATAGCCATACATAAATGTCCAGTAAGAAACTTCAATAAGTTTATCTGAGCATCTGACAACTGTTCATCTTCGTCTAAATGTTCAGTATTAGGTTCCCAGTATTTAAATATCATTGATATTTCCATATCATCTCTCAAAGAGAAGCATGACTCTGCTTCTTTTGTTTTGTTCTGAAATATATCCATAACATTTTGCATATTCTCTGTTGCTGCTTCTACATCTTGATCAGTAGTTGCTTTTCTTACTCTCAATTCTCTCATCAAATCGTCAATATCTAAGAGTCTTGTTCTTAGTTGTCTGAGTTGATTTTGAGCTCTGTCCATACGATTGAACTTTGTTTCTAAACTACCACCTTTGTGTAGTTGTAATAATCTATCAGATATAACTTCATTTACAATTTTCATATATCCAGGTTTCCACCTATATGTTCTTGTAAATGACAATGGTGGCAATGGTTCTACCATAGTTCTGTTCCCACTAACATAAGTATTTTGAGTAAAGTATCTGTTGAAATCATTAATCTTTCTCATCACTAAGTTCTTAGGTCCTATTATCATTTCAGATGAAACATCAGATATATCCATATCTAAGTCATCCCATTCAACTTCTTTCCACATTTAATCTTTCCTTTCTAAAGTTGTGAGGGACAGCCGAAACTGCCCCTCGGTTGTTATTAGTATTAGTATCCACCTTTAACCGTGTGCTCGTTAAATGCAATAATACATCTACCGTCAGCAGCACTGGTTCTTGCAAGTAAAGTTTGAAGATTTGCAGCTGGTGATTCACCAGTATCTGCATTGTCTTGCCAGTTTACTTTGATTTTACTATTTGACAAGTTGATCTGTTCATATAAACCAGGGTCTGCATCCCTCAGATAATCTACAAACTCTTGCACATTTCTGCATGCAAGTGCTCTTTCATCTGTGGCTGTAACAAATCCTCTGTTGTTTACATTGTACCAGATCTCTGTCGGTTGTGTTGAGTTACTCATTTTCATTTCCTTTCGGTTTTGTATCATGAAATAAGGCAAGCAATAAATAAAACACTGCCTTATACATGTACTTTTTTGCTATTTCAAGATATTGATATGTTGCATTACTATCAAGTTGAGTCTGTAAAACTGACTCTGCTTCAACATATACTGGCATATCAATACCTTCTTCTATTGCTTCTCGTAAGTTGTCTCTGTTAACTTTAAGACATTCTACGAGACTTATAGGGATTTGTGCTTCGTGTTTGATTGCACCATCCCTAAGTCTTTGTTTTGTAAGTTTAGCAAATTCATATTTTGCCCACTTTACCATTTCTGTGGTGGCTGGTATTTCTTCAAGTGTTTCAGTAAACGCTTTCACCACTCTTTCTTCTATCTCTTCATTGTTAAACATTATAATCTCTCCTTCTTCTAAGACTGCTTATCATATTGTATCTTGAATATTCCCAACCAGTCTTGTCTAATTGTTCTACCAACTTGTTTATTTCTTTTACTATCTCTAACGCTGTATCATAATCCATATCGTCAGGATATAAAGTTATTGTACTTCTTGGTATTCTTTTACAAGTTGCGTCTTTCCATATCAGTATTGATATGAATGTTACTAATATTGCTATTGATATATATGTTACCATATTGTTTCCTTTCTTTGTTAAGGCAAGTGCAGCTACTCTAACTACTCAAGTGCACCGATGCATCGTCTAGAATACACCTATATTGTAGTTATTTCACTGCACTATTCTTTGTTAAGGCAAGTGTAGTTACTTTAACCAATTCAACAAGGTACCTTGGTTGATTATTTCACTACACTATTAGCCACCGATTATCTAAACTGTTCAGATAAGTCTAAGAGTTTATCCTCTATAGCATCAATATCTAATGCTTTATGTTTTATTGACTTCATAGTATCATCTACATCAGATGACTGTTTCTCTACTTCGTCTTTCACTATCTTTTTCATCTCTTTCTTACTGAACAGTTCTGTTTGTTTGTATTTACTCATCTCATATAGGTACTCCTTTCGTGTACATGCTATATTGCTTTGATCTGTTGTATTGAATGGTATATAATACGACTTATAATGCTATGACATAGATAAGTTCTATGTCCACTAACTGATAATTGCTACGAGTGTAGACTTTGACCAGCACTATAAGTCGTATTGAATGGTTCTCAGAAAAAGAGAGAGTGCGACAACGATATGTCGCTATCATTCAATTATTGTATTGTAGGGTATATAATATACAAGAGAAAAGGGCACTCACAAGAAGTAAATGCCCTTTAAGAGATTAGCCTTCAAACGAAGAATTATCAAATGAGAGACAAATGATGTTCTTAGGTTTGTTAGCGTCTGTTTCATAATTAAAGAATGAAGTATCGGTATAAGACGCCTTTGATAAATCACAACTTAATTCTCTGCGTGAAACTAATTTATCAAAGTAATCATCTGTGGTTAGATAAGACATTAATGCGTCTGCCATACCATTATGTGATAAATCAAAACTATCATCTTTTACTTCAATGAACAACTTCATAACTTTATCCCCCGCAACTGCTGGAATATCATCTTTGCCTTTACCATTATTAGTTTTCATAGGACGAAACTTTAATGGTTTAGAACTATTATCTAAATGTTGTTCAAATTTATCTACTGTATTCATTATTAACTCACTTTCTCGCCAATAAGACGATGTTTTTTAACTTAATGATTGAGAAATCTCAACCATACTTATAAGAAAATATAAGCAAAAAGGTAGGTGGGTGCTATATATAAGACCCACACACATTCTAGTTGCATTTTTAAAAAATGAGTTGTAAATTTTTAATTATGAAGATTCCAAAGAAAATGTTGTTTGAAATGGTTATGTCAGGTAAGCTACAAAAATTTGACGAAAAGAAAGATCGTTGGATAAAAGTTGCATTTGATCCAGAGAACGAAGAACACATTCAGATTAAAATGCAGCATTATGCTCAGGCTGAAATAGATTTTGTATATGAGGCGATGCAGATGGGAGTTACAATATTTAGAGATTTGAACTAGTAATACTTATAGTATAAATACGCAAGTAAGTTGCTAAGTATTACTTAAAGTATACTAACAAAAAATGAGGATGTCAAGTAAAAAATGATAACAGGTAAAAAAAGTACTAAGAAACCTACTATTAAAGAGATGGCAGGAATGATCGGAGCCTTGATGGTTCAGATAGAACAGCTGAAGTTACAGATTTACAACGGTGATAAGGCCCTAGATGAATATATGGACATGAAAGGTGACAAAGAAGACTTTATAAAATTTTTAGAAAAAAAATATCCGTTAGATGATAAAGATAACAAGAAGACTGAAAGCAAATAACTTTGAATCCACTGATTATGAAGTATTTCCCAAAGAAGAATTTAAGAAACTGGGTAAGAAATACAAACACTGGAACAAATGTAGCCCTGGTGATTGGGGAGTTAGTGATGATGGTTATGTGGCTGAGTGTTTACAGCGTAACATTTACGGTACAAGTATTGAAATGGTGTTTCCATATGGTAGGCAATGGGTATCGAAGACTGGTAAATTAGAGTTTGAACCTCACTATTACAGTAAAAACTACAGTAATGTGTCTACAAAGACGTATGCAGAGCTAGAATCTACTAGAGATAGGGCAGATTTAGCAATAGATGCGTTCTTAGCCTATAAAATGGCAGGTCAAACACCAGATATGGAGAAAATAGGTAGAATATACAGGCCTGATCAAAAAAATCCAGGACTTGCTGTAAAAAAACTACTAAAAACTAAAGAGGTTAAGAAAATTATGGCTGATAAGCTAAAAGAAATACTAGTTGAGAAAGAAATTGATGAAGGTTACGTACTGGATGTTATGAAAGACGCAGTAGATGTAGCTAAAGTAAAAGAAGATGCAGCTAATATGATACGTGCAGCTAAGGAGTTATCTGTATTTTTAGATATGCAGCCTAAGAATAAACAAGTTACAGAATCTATAGAAATGGATATGTCCCATCAAATAGCTGATACGTATAATAAACAAACTAAAAAATTAAAAGCAACACAAACGAGAATGTTAGATGAAGAAAACAATTAAGTTAGAAGGTAAGAAAATAGACATGATAGAGTTTTTAGCTGTGCTTACACAGGTAGCAGAAGATTTTAAACTTACTTTAGTTATAAAAGATTAATGGATAAAAAGAAAATATTATTAGAGATGCAACAAGATATGTTGTTGTTTGGTCGTATGGTTATGCCCAATATGTTTAGTGAGAACTCACCAGGATTTCACTATGATATTGTAAAAGAACTAAGAAGTGATCATAAACAAATTAATATTATTGCACCACGTGGACATGCTAAGTCTTCTATCGTTGCAGGTGTATATCCTTTATGGCATTTGATGATGGATAAAGGTGTAAAGGTGATTGTACTTGTATCTAGAACACAATCTCATGCTACAAAGTTAATGGGAACTATAAAAGATGTATTAGACTATTCTCAAGAGTTTAGATACTTTTTTGGATATTGGGGACAACAATCTGCAAGAAAGTGGACTAATACAGAAATAGAACTAAAAGATGGAAGTATTATTATATGTAAAGGTACAGGACAACAAATAAGAGGAATTAAACATGGGAATCAAAGACCAACTTTACTTATACTGGATGATCCAGAAGATGAGGTTAATACAAAGACTGCAGAAGCTATGGAATATAATTTACGTTGGTTGTTGCAATCTGGCGTTCCATCCCTTGATCCAATCCGTGGGAGGATATGTGTTATTGGTACTCCACAACATGAAAGATGTATGGTTGAAACGTTAAAAGATATGAAAGGTTGGAAAAATTTACAGTTTAGTCCCGACTTAGAGACTGGTACTGCATTGTGGCCCGAAGTATGGCCAATACAAAAATTAAAAGAAAAGAAAGAAGAATTAGACAGTATTAACAGATTATCTGTATTTTATAGAGAATATTTATGTCAAATTGTAGGAGATGAAGATAATTTGTTTCGTGCAGAAGATATTTCTTATTATGACGGATATATAGAACAAGATGAACAGGGATTGTCGAATCTTGTACTGACGAACGTAAATGGTGAGGAAGTGCAGGATATTCGACCTGTAAACGTGTTTACTGGTGTCGATCCCGCATCCAGTACAAAGAAAGGAGCAGATTATAGTGTTATATTTAATATTGCTATTGATAGTGATAATAATCGTTGGGTACTCCCGTATTATAGACAGAGAGCTACTCCCTTAGATTTAGCTGATGCTATCATAAATAATTTTAAAACTTACAAAAGTTCTAAGACTAGGATAGAATCTGTAGGTTATCAGGAAATGTTACGTCAATACATTAAAGAGAAAGCAGAAGAGATGGGTATGTTTATACCAGGATTAGAGATTAAAGAGAATCCTAGAACTAGAAAATCTTATAGATTAGAGAGTTTGCAACCTATATTTGCTAATAAAAAAGTATTTATAAAAAAAGAAATGCAGGCTTTAGTAGATGAGCTGACTCTTTATCCTAGAGGTAAGCATGATGATTTATTAGATGGGTTCTATTATGCTAATAAAAATTGTTATAAACCTGCACATACAGCTGAAAGTGTATATGTTGAGGAAGATACGTATTTATTGGGTCCAAGAAAAAGTTGGAAAACTTTATAAAAAAGACTTGACAAGTAAATATAATTGATGTTAAATTACTGATAAAATTTAAATGGATTACGACAAAGATAAATACAAGTTAGATCTTAAGGATATTTTATCTAATTTGCAAGTAAAAATTCCAGAGGGATACATTGAGGTAAAAGTTGCCAAAGACAATACAAAAGAAGACATCAAAGACAAGAAAGCAAAACAAGAAAGACAATAAAACTGTTTTTGGTTTTGATAATGGAAGAATAGATGCATATACTATCCCTGAAGAAGTAGAACTAACAAGAGAACTATTTACAGAATATAAAAGCTCAAGAGAACTTTGGGCACAAAAATTTCAAGAATCATTAGAGTTTAGAGCTGGAGCTCAGTGGACTAACGAAGAACAAGAAGTATTAGAGTCTCGTGGTCAAGCACCAATCGTAGTAAATCGTATTCATCCTATCGTAGAAACAGCTAAATCTTTACTTACTTACAATTCACCACAATTTAGAGCAACAGCTAGAGAAGACTCAGATAGAGATACTGCAAAAGTATTTTCTGATTTATTTCAATATATATGGCAGACATCTAGTGGCGATGAAGAGTTAAAAAGAATTATAGATGATTATTATGTTGGTGGTATGGGAGTTATGCAGGTATTCCAAGATCCTCAAGCTGACTTAGGTAAAGGGGAAGTTTGTTTAAAATCAATTAATCCTTTAGATGTTTACATAGATCCTAACTCAAAAGATATATATGCTAGAGATGCTGCACATATTTTAGTGTGTAAGTACATGACAGATGAATATGCAGAGTTAGTATATCCTGACTATATGGATATTATAGAGCAGGCAAATCCAGAACCTGACAATGATGATGATTATCCTGTAACAAATTTGGCAGCAACAGAAGGGCAAATGTTTTTTGGTGACGATGATACTACAATACACAATAAAAGAAAGTATACAGAACGTTACACAAAAACAATTATGCCTTATTACAATATTTATGAACCTTTTTCTCAAAGAGAGTTTTTGTTTACACCTTCAGAATATAGCAAATATTTAAACAAAAGTTATATTAAGGTAAGAAAAATTACAGGAGAAGAAGTAATTGTGTTTGAAGATGAGTCTGTATCTCAACTTTATGACATATTAATAGAAACAGGTGGAGTATTTCATTTTGAATTACCAGATCCAGAAATAGGTCCCGATGGTAGAATTATACCTAAACCTCCAGTAAGGGTAAATGGTAGAGAAGACGAAGATGGTATACCAGGTAGTACAACTACATTAATACCTGTTTCTGTAGAAGAATTAATTGGTATGGAACAAATAAATGCTAATGCAATACAAAAAGCATGTATTGAGTTAGTTGTTAGTGTTGGAGATCATTTATTATATAAAAGAATGTTACCGACAGAAGATTATCCTATTATTCCATTAATGAATGTACATCATCGTAATCCATATCCAGAATCTGATGTAAGACTATATAGACCTTTACAGGAATATATAAATAAAATACGTTCATTAATTATAGCTCATGCTAGTACTAGTACTAATGTTAAACTACTAATACCAAGAGGTTCTGCTGATCTTAATCAGATAGAACAAGAATGGAGTAAAGCTGGTACTAGCGTTATTGAGTTTGATGCTGAGTTAGGTGCACCGATTGTTGCTGGCCCAGTCCCACTACCAAATGAACTGTATAAGAATGAAGCTGATGCTAAATATGATTTAGAATATGGCTTTGGTATTTTTGAGTTGATGCAGGGTAGTGGTAAAAGTGCACCATCAACATATAGAGGAACACTAGTAGTAGATGAATTTGGTCAGCGTAGAATTAAATCAAGAAGAGATGATATAGAGAAATTTTTAAATCAATGTGCTAAAGTTGCTATACCTTTGATTCAACAAATATATACAGAAGAAAAAGTTATTCGTCTTTTACAACCTAATGGTTTAGAAAAAGAAGAAATGATTAATGTATTTAAAGAAATGGAAGATGGCACAGTAGTCAAGTTTCATGATGTGGGTGTAGGAAGATATGATTTAGTTGTTGTATCTGGTTCTACATTGCCTACAAATAGAATGGCACTATTAAATACATACATGCAAATGTTCCAAATGGGATTAATAGATCAAACAGAAGTATTAAAGAAGACAGAACTTGTAGATATAGAAGGAGTAATGCAACGTTCTGGACAAATGCAACAAATGGCACAACAAATACAGATGTTACAAGAAGAATTGAAGAAGACTCGTGGAGATCTTCAAACTGCTGAACGTGAAGAAGTACATGCTAAGAAACGTTTAGAAGTAGAAAAATTCAGTGGGGACTTAGATAAAATATCTAATCGTGCTGATATGGCAGCTAGCTTATATAAAGCTAGACTTAACGATGCAAAATCAAATCTGATAAACTCCGTTGCACCTGAGGAAGTAGATAACATGGAAGAAGAAAATGTTTTCGATATACTACCTGAGGAGATGGAGAGTTAGAGTAAGGAGAAAATATGCAAGAAGAAAAAAACATGGACAATACGCAAGAACAACAGGTAGAAAGTCAGACTGCAACTGAACCTACCACACAAGAAGACATTTTTAATGACATTTTTGGTCAACCAGACACTAATCAGTTTGTTGCAAAAGCTGAATTAGAACCAGAGACACCCGTTGAAAGTGAACCTTCCGATGTTCAAAGTGTAGAAGATCCAAAGAGTGATGTTGACAGTTATAAATACTGGCAAAGTCAAGCAGATAAACGTGCAGCTGAAGTAGATTTATTGAAATCACAAGTTACAGAGCTAATGAAAGCTCAAACATCTACACCTGCAGAAGAGCCTAGAGAGGAAATAGCTCAAATAGAAAGACCTGTTAAACCTTCGAAGCCTGCTGATTATGATCATTCTGAGGCACTGGCTGATCCTGAAAGTGCGTCAGGTAAATATCTGGCAAAACAGGAACAGTATATGGAAAACTTAACAAACTATATGACTGATATTGAAGAAAAACAAACTAGACAACTTCAACTTCAAGAGGCTGAACAAAGAGTAGCTGTTAGAAATCAACAGGTTTCTTCTCAGTTGCAAAGTGATTATGGATTTAGTTCTCAAGAAGCAGATCAGTTTATAAATAATATGAGTAGTCCAGATTCATTGTCTTTAGATAATTTAGTTAAATTACATAAATTGAACACTGGAACTTTAGAACAACAGGCTCCTCAGCAGGTTGTACAACAAGTAACACCAGAAGCTCAGTTAAAATCTAACATAATGACTCAAAGACAGGAAAAATTAAGTATACCTACGCCAATAGGTGTACAGCCAGGTGCTAATGTGCAGTCATCAAAAAGTGTGGAAGATAGAATGATGGATTCTATGATTGGTAATTACAAGAAAAAGAATCCATTTGGTAATTAATTTAAGGAGAGATTAAGATGGCAAATGTATATAGCATGACACCAGGAGAAGCAATTCAGGGTACTTCCATC